TCTCGCGTTTGGAAGAGCAGGCGCTGGAGAGAAGGAGTTGGAGAACCAGGGACTCGCCACGCATTTGATAATGTCGTGGTGGGACCGCCTGACAGAGATCGTTACTGGAAGGTACGAGCAGGCGAAGCCTCTCATGAGTAAGTGCAAGGAGCACGTGATCGCAAATAAAGAGTGGTATGCGGGAGCATCTGCGGCGATCATTGCAGTTGGAGGAGTTCTTTACTACGTGTTGACTGGAAAGGAGTCCACGGAAGAAACCCCAGCAGGCAGCTCAATGGTTCGTGAAGGTAGAACCCCCAGTACGCGTTATACTCCTAGTAGGAGGACGCGCAAGAGGGAGAATCGTGGTCGAAAGAACTATGACGTCCTTAGTGGCGGTGGTGAAATAGACCTTGATGATGTCACGGAGTACGAGAAGGAGGTGGAGGACCTCGAGCTGAATTTGCTTCGCGCTGCTGAAGAGCAGGAGCATCGCGATATGGCGATGATGGAGCGTCAGTTCGGAACCCGAGCGGAGGGTATGGAGAAAGTTCCTCAGGAAGAATTTGAGGTGAGTCTCCAGGAAAAGATGGAAGTGCTTGAAAAGAAGCATTTCCCGACCCGAGTTGCGCGCCGAGCTATTGCTAAACAGAGTGCTGCTGGAAAGCGTGCTCGTTTGGCTAGGGCTCGAAGACCTAAGACGGTGAAGCCGGGACAATATCGCAACCTTGTGGAAGCACAGGCTGCGGCGGCGAAAATAACTGCTCCCAATCACGTTCTTGTGAATGAGAGTCTCCTTGGAAAAATGAAGGGGGACTATCATAAGCAGTGTCAAAACGTCTTTAGGTTGTATTACGGCGGTGTTCAGAGTTCAACATCCACGGTTGTGGGACCGTGGGTGGTTGCACCACACCACTCCCTTGTTGAAGGGGCTGAGGTTTCAATTTCTAACTCAGCAGCCTCGGCAAAGTTACCGCAAGAGTATTTTGTCGTAGCGGAGGATCTTGTCGTTTATCTCCATTCTGGAACGGTTAAGCCAGCCAGATGGGTGATGCGACCCCCGAACAACGAAGCCGTGATGCAGATCGGATATCAGAAGGTTGACCAGGTGGAGCCCAACTATGGAGTTGGTTTTGCTTCGTCGGATGGGCTGTATAATGCCCCGACGTTGCCTGGAGATTGTGGTGGTCCGGTGATTTCATGTGTGGATGGTGCTTTGGTTGGGTTCCATATTGCGGGCAGTGAGTTGGTGAACAAGTTTATTCCGATAACGGACGACTTGGCGAAGCGATTGCGAAGTGATCGCCCAACGCTGCTCGGGATGGATTTTCCCTAACGCCCCCAACCCCGTCCCAGCTTGTTGAAGCGGGACGGGAGTTTTGGGGGCGTTACCCGGCGGAGTTCCAGGTTGGATTCCGTGCGGTCGCAGACCTAAGCAACCTACATGAGAGTAAGCTTCCAGAGAGACACTTTCCCGTCGTTGGGTTCTTGCCTAAGAGTGGGCATTCTAAGAACCGACGGCATGAGGATATGTTTGTCGCGATGTTTGAAGGAGAAAAGAAACGCCAAGGTGGCGGTGACATCGATAGAACTGGATGGGGCCTTCCTGTTCCTAATAAGGAGGCGGCTTATATCTCCCTCGCGAAATATGCAAAGAGTTCCCCAATAGTGGGGCAGCGCGAGACGGTGGCCATGAATATTGCGTTCCAGTGGATGGAGCGGCAGTTTGGCACCCACATGTGCAATTCCAAGGTGAAAGAGCTTGAAGAAGTCCTGAAAGGTATGGATCGAACTACCAGTACGGGTACTCCTTGGAATAAGAAATTCAAGACGAAGGGTGACATGTATGTTGTCGGTGATGATGGCAATATTGAGTATAAGTGGCAAGAGATGCCCGCATACATGGAGGAGGACTGGGATAGGCTGTTGGAGGAAAAGTACACAGCTGTATTCGGAAATACTCTTAAGGAGGAGGTCCGTGCCGCCGAAAAGATTGCTGCAAATAGTTTGCGCACTTTTACGGCTGGTCCCGTTGAGATGACGGCTCATGGCAATCGCCTGTTTGAGGATATGAATAATAAATTCTACGCATCTCATCTCCAGACCGCATCAGTAGTAGGTTTCACACCATTGAAGGGTGGGTGGAACAACCTGATTGAGAAGTTACGATGCCACCCCAACGGATTCGCCCTGGATGAAAGTCAGTATGACTCATCATTGTGGGCGTTTTTGATGTGGGGGGTGGCTGAGTTCCGGTGGAATATGTTGAGGCAAGAAGACCGGACAGAGGAAAACCGACAGAGGATACGTGTTTATTACCGTAATCTGGTGAATACTCTGATCATAACTGCCGAGGGTGTTTTGGTGATGAAGCAAGGCGGAAACCCTTCGGGGTCCGTCAACACCATTGTTGATAATACTCTCATCCTGTATGTTTTGCTCGCTTTTGGTTGGCTGATGACAGCCCCAATTGCTGAAGCGAAGTATGAGGAGTTTGAGAGGAACGTGACGTTAGCCTTGTGTGGCGACGACAACACCTGGACGGTTTCGGATGGAGGAGTCCGCTTCTTCAACGCTCGTGCGTTGATTGAAGTGTGGAAGGGCATTGGTATCGTTACGACGACCGATTGCCTGGATCCACGCCCAGTTGACGAGCTTGATTTCTTGAGTGCTTTCACGATTTATGATGAGCAATCTGGCAAGGCATTGCCGCTCTATAATTCGAGAAAACTCTTGACATCGCTCCGATACTCACGCCAGCCTGATAACCCGGCCATGACTTTGACGCGTGCTTGTGCATTGCTACGCGTCGCATGGGCTGATGTTCGAATGCGAGGTTATCTGCGCGAATTGATTCAGTATTTGGTTGTAACACTCGATCCCGTTCTGATGGGTGATCTTGAGTGGAAGAGGGCTAAGACCCAGATTCCAACTGAATGGCATTTGCGCGCTCTGTTTCTTGGTGAGGTTCCCTTGATGTTGCAAAACCAAGGTTTCTCTGGAAAGCTAGAAAGGAATAACAGCCAGAGAAAAAGAAACCCCAAGGAGATGGAAGTCATAGCACTTCCTCAGAGACAGAGAAGGCAGAGGCAACGCAAACGCGGCGGTGCCGGCAACCAGATGGCTGCTAAACGAGCGTTCATTGGCCCAATGACAAGGGCAGGGATTTTCCGATCCCAGCGTAGACCCCGAGGCCCGCTTCCGCAGAAGCGGAGGAGGAGGCAAGGAAGGAAACGCAATCGGAGAGGGGGTGGTGGCTCCAATGCCACCCGTGCTACCGGAGGCTTTAACGCCCGGGGCATGCCTGATGGGATGAGACGTATGAGACGTACTCCCTTCAGTGAGGACGAGTTCATTGTCGATTTGGTCGGATCAACGACTTTCGGCAATGGCGCGAACACGACTGCTCAGAGTTTTTCGATAAACCCTGGACAGAGCACGGCTTTTCCTTGGTTGAGCGCAATTGCTCCCAAGTTTGAGAAGTACGTGTTCACCCAGCTTGAGTTCTATTACAAGCATGAGGTGTCGCAGTTCGCTACGGCGGGTACGACAGGAAAGGCTGTGTTGTCATTTGATTATGACGCTGCCGATGCTCCGCCCACAGGCAAGCAACAGATGTTGGATGTTGATCCGCATGCTGATGGAATGCCGTGTGAAGACTTTGTGCTCCGTGTTGATTGCCGAGCTGCTTTCGACAATGGACCAAAGTACGTCCGTCCAGGTAATCTTCCTGGAGGGGCCGACATCAAGACCTATGATGCTGGCCTGCTATTCTATGGTGCTGCAGGCACCCAGGATGGAACAACTAAGATAGGGGAGCTGCATGTGAGATATGCGGGGTGGTTTGAGAAGCCTGTGTTGGAGTCTACGTCAAGTGCTCCGGCAAATAATCAAGTGAGTTGGCTCCTTAGTTCTGCACCTGAGGCTGCAGTTACTGGGACACCGCTCACGTTGGTTCTCAATCAGGGAATCGCTCCGTATACCAATGGGTTGAATGCTGTTAATACAGCTGGTTCCATTGTGTTCCCCCCGGGCAATTATATCGTCGATTTAGACGTTTATTGCACGGACACCGCGACAGAGGTTTTTACGGCAGAGATAGAGGTGTTTAAGAACGCTTTTGGTTTTCCTGTTTATACTGAGACCGTTCCCGCGACTACGGTTACGCCGAAGTTGTCACTGCATAGTGCCGTGTTTGTGAGCCTTAATGGCACCGATACGTTGACAGCGGTGGTGACTTTGACTGGTGCTGCTGGGACTTTGGCAGCTGAAGGGTCTCTTCGTGTTGTCGCGGTATGATAGTACCTTGGAAGAAAGGGAAGAGCGCATCCATCGAGCGCTATAGTAAGAAACGATGTTCGCTGATGAGAAGGGGCGTTAGAAATAACCTTCTCGGGGATCTCCCACCTTTTAAAGGGAGCGTTAGCACTAGTGCGTGAACACTGGAAACCATTGGACGAATGGTTGCGTTGTAAGTCCTGCTCAAGCTATAGAGAATAAAATGCCACATCCGTGAACAGGGAAGTGTAATAAGTGTACTGAAGAGTTGACCCCGTGAGGGGCTCCTCGAGTTGATCCTAACTTTTAGCATAACGTGCTTAAACGTTGGGATGTGGACTTGATGAGCCCTTCCGAAGTGGTGGAACCTATGGTGGAACAGTAAATCCG